CTCGGTCGTCGTCACCCGCGTCGTCAGTGCACTCAGCGCCGTCGCCGTCGCCGACACGCCGGTCGATGGGTTGTTGACCGTCGACTCAAGGCTCGTCACCCGCGCCTGCCGGTCGGAATAATCCGCCAGCATCGAGCCCGCCGTCACCGCCGCCAGTGCCTGCGCATCGGCGATCAGCGACCGGATCGAGGCCGCCATGTCGCTGATCTGCGCGCTGACCTCGGTGGCAAGGTCGGGCAGCGTCGTGCGCACATCCGCCGTGGTGACGCTGATCCAGCTCGACCAGGTGCCGTCCTGCCGCGGATCGCTGGCGATGAACTGCCCGCGCACCTCGTAGGTGCTGCTCGCCAGAATGCCCGGCCAGCTGATCCGCCGCGTCACCGGGTCGGCATCGGCGCGGTCGTAGAACTGCTCGCCGGTGTCGAAGATCGTGGTCTTGCTGCCCCAGCCCTCGCGCACCTGGATGCGCACCGCCCGCACATTGGCGAGCGTGCCGGCGAACTGCACGTTGAGGCAAAGTCGGCGATCGACCGAGCCGGAATCGGTGTAGGTCCCCGCCGCTGCCGTCCATCCCGTCATCGGGATTGCCGCCGGCAGGATCGGCACCAGCGGCGCGGCGGTATAGGTCTTCTCGTCGGTCGCGGGTGTCCAGCTGTGGTCGGTCGGGTCGATCTCCTGCAGCGCCATCAGCGCATTGCCATTGGCGAGGATCGTGCAGCCGACGATCAGGAACGCCTTGGCCGAATAGCCGTTGCGCGTCGATGTCCAGGCGATGACGTCGAGCGCGCGATAGGTGCCCCATTTCGGGGTGAGCGTAACGACGTGGCGGGCGAATTTGCGCGCGTCCTTGACCTGCGCCTGCAGGATGCGCTGCGCCTGCGTGCCCGAGAACACCGCCTTGAGGTCGAGGTCGACCAGCTGCTCGCGGCCGTCGTCGGCGGTCTTGTAGGTCGCATTGCGGTAGGCGATGGACTTTTCAGTCCAGGCCTGCCCCGGCTCGCGATAGGTCGCGGTCGCGCCGTTGATCACGTCGTCGAGCGCCGGGAACGGCTCGAGCGACTGGCTGTCGGTGATGACGATGTCGGCGTCGGTGAAGGTCGCGGCGGCCGAGCCCGGATCGCCCACCGCGATTGAGTAGACGCCCGCCACTTCTGTCATGCGGGCGTTGCAGCACGCCAGCAATTCGTTGATCACGTCGAGCGGCTGCTCGGTGGTGAAGATCTCGCGGCCGACCCGGAAGCGCGCCTCGCTGCCCCCGGCATTGAGCGTCACGCTGGCATCGCAGGCGGTGATCGCCGTCGACCAGCTGGCATAGGGCAGCCGCTGCGCCACGGCGCCGGCGCTGATCGCCCCGCTGCTGTCGCGGAGGATGCGCCCGCCCCAGATCCACGTCGAGCCGTAATAGATGCCGAGGAGGATGTTGTAGATGATGACGGCCGGGTTGTCCGAAAACTCCCAGGTCGAGGGCGTCGCGAGGCGATGCGAACCCGAGCCGCCGACGGTCGAGTCCTTGGTCGGATTGTAGAGCTTGATGCCCTGGCAGACGAAGGTCCAGTCGGGGTAGCCGCCGGCCCAGACCTTGGGGTCGATCAGTGCCACCATCCGCATCACCGGCAGGCCGCGCCCGATCATGTCGGAGGCCCACGGGTAATTCGCATCCGACCCGAAATTGGTCGTCATGAACGAGTCGGCCGTCGTGTCGCTGCCGTCGCGGAAGCTCCACCAAGCTCGGTAGGCCGAGCCGTTCTTCCGCTCGGGAATGCCGTAGCCGCGCGCGTCCGAGGCCGACGTGTTCTTGGTCAGCGCCTGCCCGTTCTCAAAGAACCCGGTCACCCCGGCAATCGGGATCGAGCCCAGCGAGAACAGCTGCACCAGATTGGCATTCGGCGTGTCGCCGCTCGTGCCGTAGCTGTTGATGTAGTCGAGCTTGCCCTTGGTCGCCACCGTTCCAACGAGGAAGCTCAGCGGCACGTCGCCGCCGGTCTGCACCGCCGTTCCAGCCGATTTGGAGGCCTCCGGCTTCGGCGCGAAGGCATTGCTGATCAGCGAACCGATCAGGCTGACGGCGAGCCCGACCAGAATGTTGAACAGGATCACTTCCATCAGGCGCGCTCCTGGCCCCAGACGACCTTGATCCCGCCCGCCGCGTCAGCCCATTTGAAGTACCGATCGGTCGAGCGCAGCTTCTGATACTCGTCGCCCTTGGTCGCAGAATTCACCCGCGTCAAGTCCACCGAGGCCGAGACCATCTTGAGCGTGATCGCGCCCTCGCCGCCATCCGCTGGCGTCTCCACCGGCGCCCCGTCGACATAGCCCAGCCAATAGGGCAGCGGCGCCGCTACCAGCGCGCCCGTTGCCGCGTCGAGAATGCCGACATGCACCTCGACCAGCGCATGCCGGATATCGTTGGCCCGCACCATGTCCTGCACATCGGCGTGGATCTGGCTCAGCGTGCAGTCGATGGTGCGCACGTCGAGACCGAGCGAATAGACCACGCTGTCGATGCCGATCAGCGCGCCGTCGCCCTTGTAGCTGCGGCTCTCGCTGCTGCCGTCGACAGCCGAGACCACCGTCACCGACACCGTCCCTAGCCCGCCCCAGAAGCCGAAGGTTTTGGCCGACCCGCCGCTGTCCTTGCCCCGCACATAAACAAAGGGCCGCCGCGCATGCGCCCCCGTGGTGAGCGTCGCCAGCGTCGTGCTGTCGTAAACCGTCATTTGGCGGACGTCTGTTCAGCGGTGAAGCTGACCACCGATTGCATCGGATAGGTGATGGCCTTCTTGGCGCTGTTGAGCGTGATGCGGAACTTGCCCGCGGGCTTGATCATCGTCACCGCCTCGCCGCCGACGATCAGGTCGGGCAGCGCCACGCTGAGCTCGACCGCCGTCACCGCACCGCCGCCGCTCGCGACCTTCGATTCCGCGAACTGCCCGAGGTAGTAGCGCGACGTGTCGTAGATGATCTGCAGATAGTCGCCGGCCGTGATGACGTAGTTGTTGGGAAAGCCCGTGAAGGCGCAGACATAGCGATTGGTGATCGTGCCGACGACCGGTGTCGCCGAGCCCCAGCCCGCGCCCGTGATATCCGCTGCCGGGTAAAGCCCGGCGCTGTCACAGAGCAGCAGCGTTTGCAGTGCCCCGTGCCGCGAATTGAGCAAGGCGATCACCTTGTTCGCTTCGCTGTGCGCCAGCGGCACCGTCGACAGTTCGGCCATGTAGCTCATCGGCGCCAGGTCGGCTGCCAGCAGCTCGGCGCCGGCGCGGCTGAGTTCCTGGTGATAGTTCGGCGTGAAGCTGACGTCCTCGATCTTCAGCGTGTCGAAGAACGACGCGAGCGAGAGGTTGCTGGCAAGGCTCATGCGAAATTCACCCGGCCCGGATGGCGCTCATGGCGGCGCAGCGTCGAGACGATCTGGCGGTTCACTTCGGCCATCACCTCGGCAGGCGTCATGTTCGCGCCGTTCACCGTGATGTTGAATATCGTGCCGCCGGCCATGCCACCGCGCGGGATCACGCGCTCGCCGCGCTGCAGGATCGCCGGCACCTCGTCGGGCCTCAACCCAGCCATGCCACCGTTGTGGTAGCGGGGAGCCCCAATGAACGCCGCCGCCGGAACTGACCGGCCCATTGTTGCCGCGCCCGCCATGCCACCGTCGTGATGCACCCCGGCAAAGATCGCCGAGCCCCACAGCCCATTGCCCCACGACCCACCCGTCGGCATGAAGGCCGAGGTCAGGGCGTTGAGCCCCATGTTCAGCAGGGCGTTGAAGCCGGAATTGGCGAGGCTTTCGCCGAACTGCCCGAGCTTCTGACCGAGCGCGTCGAGGATGTTGTTGACGACGTTCCCGCCTTTCTTGAAGGCGTCGATGATCGTCGTCCCCAGGTCCGAGAACGCGCCCTTTGCCGCTTCCACCCATGCATTGGTCTTGGCCGCCAACTTGTCGATGCCGTCGGTCAGCGGGCCGTGCAATGTCTTGGCAAGCTTGTTGCTGCTTGCGTCCGCCTGCGCGTTGGCAAGCGCCAGGGCTTGCGCCTGCGTCGCGATCGCGTTGAAGGCCTGTCCGGCGTAGTCTGTGCCATAAGCGGCCCCGAAGTCTCGCCCGGCGATGCCGGCGAGATCGGAATCAGCGTTGCTTGGCGTCCCTTTGAAGCCCGAAAGGTCTGCCTTCCCCAAGGTCGGCATGTTCACTGCCGACAGGAGCGAATTGATCGGGTCGATGATGCCGTTGATGCCGTTCTGGACGATATCGATGGCGCCGTTCATCGCCTTGGTGAAGATCGATGCGAAAGCGTCGGGCAGCAAAGCCCATGTATCCTTGATCGTGTTGAAGGCGCCGACGAAGGTGCCGATGATTCCGTTGACGCTGTTCTTGACCAGCGGCGCGACCCAATCGACAAACTGCTTCCACCAGTTGCCGAGCTGATCGATCGCCGGCTTGAAAAACCGCCCGATGGCGCCGGCCGCCACTTGGAACGTGGCCACCACCACATTGCCGAACGATACGTGCGTCTTGGCCGTCTCGTTGATCTTGGTCGTCAGGCCAGCAAACCCGACGCCGATCGCAGCGACCGCCGCCGCAATGCCGAGCAGCGGCGCGGCCATCGGCGCGAGCAGCGCACCCAGCCCGCGGAATGCGCCCATCAGGCCGCCCGGCGCGCTCGCGATGTAGCTCAGATGCGAGAACTGCGCCGTCAGCGCCTGCGTCACCGGCACGCCCATCGCAATCTGCTCAGTCATCGACCGCGCGACGTGCGTCAGCGCCATGACCTGGCTCGTCGCGGCACCCGCGCCATGCGCCATGCCGCCGTAGCGGTTGCCCGCCAATTCGAGCAGGCGGGCTTCCTCGGCGATGCTGATCAGACCCTGCGACCGCGCCCGCGCCAACGTCTCGGTGGCCTTGGTCAGGCCAGACTGCGAGCGGAATTCCGCGTCGATCGACATGCGCAGGCGATTGAGCGCGTTCTCGGTCGACAGGCTGGCCTTCGTCACCTCCGCTTCGGCCACGCCCAGTTTCTTGAGCGAGGTCGTGGCCTGATCCACGCCATCGGTCTTGGCGCGGATGAAGATGTAGCGGATGACTTCCTGAACGATACCCAATCAGCCCTCCGCTTCCGTCTTTTTCTGCTGCCAGTCGAGATAGGCGAGGTCCATGGCGCGCATCAGGGCCGCGAACCTGGCGAACTCGTCGCCGGCCAGGCCATAGCGCTGTGCGTACCGATCAATGGCCGTCCAGCCGATCGGCCCCACGCCGAAACCGGACTGCCGATCCGTCGAGAGGTCCAGAAAGGCGCTCCACTCGAACAGCAGATGATCGTCGGCGACGACCTTGGCCTGAATGAACGGCAGCTGCGCCGCGCGCGCACCGGCCGCCTTGGTGATCGCTTCTTCAGCCCCGCCCCAGTCCAGCGACCAGAGCAAGGCGTCGATCAGTTTTTTTCGTCGGCCTTCTGCTCGTCGGCCTTCTGCTCGCCGACTGTCGCCGCAGCGTAAGCCACGGCATTGCGGAAGCGCGCGAATTCCGGCTTAGTCAACAGATCGGCCGCGAGGTCTTTGCTGTACGGGATCTCGGCGCCGGTCTCGTCCGTGACATTGGCCCAGTCGATCAGGCACGTCTCGAGGAGCAGCTTCGCCGCGATTTCGTCTTGCTGTTCGGGCGACAGCTCGAGGCGCTGCGCCCGCGGCACGGCGCGCAACAGCCGGGCCTGTAGAAGGCGATAGTCCGAATTGTCGACGCCACGGACCTTGAGCTTGAGGTCGCCCATGTCGGGGATGTCCGTGACCCACTGGCCCTGTTCGATGGCAACGGGGTCGATTTTGACGGAATCGAGTTTCATAGCGTGCTGTCCTGTCGGGGATGATGAGGATTACGGCAGATACCAGAAGCGGTTAACCGCCGCGGTGTAGCCGTAGGTGGAGTCGATGATCGCCGCCGCCTGGGCGGGGAGCATGACGTCAGCGTTCTTGCCGCTGACCGAGGGCGAGCCGGCCGTCAGCTTCACGCTCGGGAAGTCGAACAGATAGCTCTCGTTGTTGCTGTCCGTGCGGCCGATCGTGAAGTAGACGCTGGTCAACGAATTCGCGAGCAGCTTGTCGAGCACCGTCTTGTCGCCGAAGTAGCTGTTGAGCGTCAGGTTGGCGGCGAACTCGCCATTGCCGATGCCCACGGCCGAGAGCGAACCGACGGCCATCTGGCGGCGCAGGTTGTTGTTGAACTCGACCGTCGCTTCCATGACGTAGTTCGGCCCGGCGATGATCGTGCCGTCGAACGCGATGTTCGCCACGTTGCTGGCGGCGTTCAGCACGTCGTTGGTCGGTGCCGCGGTGTCGGTGGCGCCCGAAACGCGCGTCGTGGTGATGCTGCCGTCCGCGCCGACGAAATCCTCGGAGTATGTGACGACCTGGCCGGCCTGAATGCTCAGCGAGAATCGATCGAGGGTCTGGCCGGTCAGGTATTCGTAGCTGGCCGGCGAGTGGTCGAGATACTGCCGCTCGATCGTGTTGGAGCGCTTGGTCGAGCCATTGGTCAGCACGTCGCCGACGAACACGGCCAGCGTCTTGCCGGTGCCGCTGTCGGTCGTCCAGCCGGTCGGCAGACGGTCGAAGCTCAGGGTATTGGCGGCGATCGCGGAAATGCGCGCATAGCCGTTGCAGGCCGCCGTCGCGAACTGGTCGCCCGCCGCGCTGCCGCCGATCTTGACCCACTGACCGACGGTCAGGCCAAGCGTGGTGAAATTGAGCGACGTCGAGGTGAGCGCAGACGCAGCGGCGACAAGATCGCCCGAGGCGCCCTTGAAGCCGACGACGCGCATCACGGCATTGGCCGCCGGGGCCGCCTCGTCGGTAATGCCCGAGCCGGAGAAGGCCGGCGCCGTGGCGCTGCCGGTCGTGCAATTGAACAGCCCGTTATTGTTGGCGACGCCAAAGCCCGAAAACAGCACCAGCTGGCCGGCAACGAACGCCGCGCCGGTCGTACAGGTCACGATGGCGCCCGACGTCGCTACGTTGGTGATGACGCTGTCGGCGGTGCCGGCATTGTCGCGCGACGGCTGCGTCGCCCAGGTGCCCTGCAGGGCCTCTTCGAGGTGATCATCGAGCGCCCAGAACGCCGCTTCGCCCGTCACCGTGCCGCCGGCCTGATAGCCAGTGAGGATCACGTCCTTGCGCTGCCGGTCCTGGCGGATTTCGTTGGAGACGACCGTCTGCGGGTTGACCGCAAGGCCGTGCGAGACGATGCGCTGCGTCTTGAACGCCGGCGAGGTCGGCGTCACGCCGAACGTGCTTTCGCGGACCTTGCTGATTTTGACGCGGTTGGTGCTCTGAAGATCGACCATCTGGCCTGCTCCTGTTCAAGCTGCTCGAGGTCAGCCCAAGGTGTTGAGGTGGTAGGGAACGACGGCCGTCAGGCGCCAATAGGCCCCCTGGTCGTTGCTGTCGTCGAGAACCGGCGAGGTCGGCGCGAAGGTGCGCACACCGGAAAAGGTTTTGGCCCGGAAATAGCCCAACAGGGTTTCCAGAAGCCCGAGATAGTACGAAACGCCCGTGCCGCGCGGGATCGACAGCACGAACCGGATGCCGCCTTCCTCGCGGAACAGTTGATTGCCGGGTGAGCCGACGCTGATCTGCTCGGCATTGGCGACCGGATACTGCGTCACCAGAAAGGCGGCGCCATCGGCCGGCGTCTGACCCTTTTCGTTGGTCCCGTAGTATATGCCGGCCCAATAGGTCGTGATGCGCGCGTCGACCGCGGCAATCGTCGTGCTGCTCGCCATGCTGTCACCTCATCTCGACGACGATGGCGGGCTGGCGGCGCAGCCAGTGTTCGCGGGCGCCCTTGCGGCCCTTGCGCTTGAGCGTCGTGCCGCTGGCCCACTCCTCGAGCATGGTTCCGGCCATGCCGATCGGCGACCGCCAGCCGAACGAAATCTTGGCGATGTTGCCGAACCGCTGCCGCGCCAGAGCCGCCACCACCTCATAGACGCCATCTGGCGCCTGGGCGGATTGCGGCGCGCGGTTGTCGTCGCCTTCGATCTTGCGCGCATACGGCACGTCGGAGAGGAACACGTACTCTTGCCCATCAGGGACCGACGGGCTGTCGGTGTTCACTTCGACGCCATCGACCCACAGCCGATGTGAGCGCTGGTAGCGGCCGGACTTGACCGGCGAGTGCTGCTCGAGCTGATCGGCGATCCACTGCAGCATGTCCGCTGCGAGCTCGAATTCATAGGCGATGGCGCCGTCCGGCTTGACGCTCGATTCCGGCGCGTTGGCCACGCCATCAACGAACGTAATGTGCGGCGGCACGCGGCCCAGGGCGGCGCCGTTCTGTTCCTGCGCCGCGGCAAGCTGTTCCTTGGCGAAGGCCGCCAGCGTGCGGCTTTGCGCCTCGGGAGACAGATCCTGCGCGATCAGGACGTCGATGCCCTTCTGCAGCGCGCCGATGCGATCCATCAGCCTGAAACCTTGAGTTCGATCCGCACCAGCTCGCCGCCGATGTATTTCGGATCGACCTGCTCGACCACGCGGGCCCGGCCGTCGATAATGATCCGGTCAAGGCGCCGCGGCAGAGACCCGTCGGCGGACGCCGGCCAGCCGGCCGCTGCGATTTCGGACGGGCTCATGATCACGTTGCTGACCATCATCGCAATGCCGGCGGCCAGTTCCTGCACGGTCGGGCTGTCGATCCGCACACGCACCGTGACGTCGTAATTCGTCGTCGATGGCGCTGTCCCGCCGATCCGGCGCAGCGTGGCATCGGCGCCGGCCTTGGCCAGTGCATTGTCGAGGGCGGCGATCAGCGCGGACATCAGGCGATCGGCTGACGGTAATTGTCGAGGATATCGGCGACGTCGGGCGTCATGTTGCCCGCGTCCTCGCCGGTCGGCACCCAATAGGACACATCGCGCACGCCGGGGATGCTCTCCTGGCGCGTGAACGGGTCGCGGTCCTTGGCGAACCAGCGCGCGCGGATCATGCGGATCACCGCATCCTCGAGATCGGCCGGGATCGTGGCATAGCCGCCGTCATAGGTGATGATGACAGGCGACTGGCCCCAGGTCGTCGGGTCGCCGTTGGTGTCGAGCCGGGTCAGCACGCCGGTCGGCAGATCGCACAGATAGTCCGTGTCCTTGACCAGCGTCGTGCCGTTTTCGGTCAGCGAGGAGATCGTTGCCACCGGCCAGCGCGAGGTCTGCAGGCTTTTCTCGCCGCCGAAGCGCAGCCGCGGAAAGTCGATGTCGAACCGATCGCGGATCGTTTCCTTGACGAGAACGCGGTTGCAGTATTGCGCCGCCGCCGCGCTCGCCACATGGACGTAGCGCGTGAGCTGCGTGTCGTAAGTCGACCCGGAAATGCTGAGCTCGGTCTTGACCGTGGCCACCGACGTCAAGTCGTAGCTCGACGCCGCAGCGGTCACGGTCGACGATACATCAACGGGCATCGCGTCCCCGCTTGACCATCTTGGTCTCGCTAACCGGCTCGGGCTCGACCTGTTCGACCACGCCACGCTTCAGCAGTTGCTCGCGCAGCATCATGGGCGGAAAGATGATCTTGCCCACCCGCGCGCCGGGCGTCAGGCCGGTTTCACGTGTGACGCGCACGCCCAGATCGTTGCTCATTGCCAAACTCCCTGCGGCTTGCCGCTGTCGCGGTATGCCTTCACCGATTGCGTGATGGTCTTGAGATCCTGCCCCGGCCAGAGCACGGAAAGCTCGAGATGGCCGACGGTTACGCGGTTGGCCAGAAACAACGTGTTCCCGGCCTTTCCCCACTGCCGCCAGAAGTAGATATCGGCATCCGTTCGACCGGCATTCCAGTCACCGGCCGGGCTTGGCTGCGAGTGGAACAGCGGCTTGGCCAGGCCCGCAAACTTCGCCGTCCGCAGCACGGTCAGCCCGAAATGCGCCGTGGCGACTTGCGCCAGGTCCGTCATGAAGGTTTCGACCGGCACCTGCAGGACGTCGCCGTCCTTGTGGTTGCCGCGCATCGTGAACAGCGAATCCATGCCCCCGCGGCCCGCCTGCAGCGGCGCGATGGCGTCGGCTTCCGGGTAGCAGCACAGGAGCTGCTGCAGCATCTCGACGTCAGCGCGGGTGAAAACGGTGTCGTAGTCGAGGGTCAGGATCGCGTCGGGCTTATCCTCGCGGATCGTGTCCTCGATCACTCGTTCGATGCACTGTTCCCAGAAGGCGCCAGTGTGGCGGCGGACCTTGATGCCGAGAGGCGCAAAGGCCTCGATGGCGGCAAACATGTTATCCATGAAGCCCAGCCGCGGTACGCTCATCACCGCCGACATCTTGACCTTGGACACATGCGGCTTGGTGCCGGCGAGGTTCAGCGAGATCGGCAGCGCCGCGCAATCGTCGGGCAGTTCTGACTGCCACTGGCGGATCAGCATCAGGCCGCTCTGCGCCAGAAGCCCGGCAAGGCTGTCGATGTCGAAGATGGTCTTGTGGAAATCGGCGCCATCGGTCTGGCCGCCCATCACATAGCCCATCGTGTTCTGCTCGACGCCGGCCACGTACTGCTCGGCGATCTTGCCGAAATCCGGCACGGCGATCTTGAGCATGCCGCCGGGTTTGAGCGCCCGCACCCAATCGGCGACAACGGCGCCGACTTCGCGGTGCGGGAAGTGCTCGAGCACATGGCTCGCGCGAATTTCGTCAACGCTGCCGTCAGCATAGGGCAGCGGATAGATTTGGGTGCCGTTGATGTTGCCGAGCGGCGTGAAGCCGTCTGGCGAGCGCTCGCCGGCGCCGAGATCGAGTTTGAGCATGGTTGCCTCTGTCGGGAGGGGTGCAGGGACGGTGCCGACACACCGCCCCTGCGTTTCAGCGCTGAAGTCGCCCGGTCGTCGGCCGGATCCGGCTCAGCCTTCGGCCAGGGCCAGCACACCGGCCTTGGTGGCCGTGCTGGGGGACTGTTCGCCGCGGCCGAGGTTGGCGATCGCGGTGATCGTCTGCGTGGTCTGCGGAGAAATAACCACCTGGACGTAGCGCTTGCGAACGCGAGCATCGACATTGAACTTGTAGGCGTTCTGGATCGCTGCCGTGGCGGCCGTCACCGCGTTGGGGATGGTGAAGTCAGTGCCGCCGCGGAAGCCGGTGATATCGGCAAACGAGGTAGCATTCGTGTCGTCCGCTTCCTGCAGCTTCAGGACGGACGGCTTGTTGGAGACGACGTCCGCCGTGGTGGCGATGACGTCGATGGTCAGAAAATCGAAGTCGAGCGTGTCGACGTAACCGCTGGCGGTGGCGCCATTGGTCTTGCTGACCGACATGATCGGGATCTGCTGCTTGAGGGCGGGGAGCATGGCTCACTCCTTCGTTTCAGGTTCGGAGGGGGCCGGCGGGGGCGCCGGCGGGGGAGCAAGCTGCTCGGCGAGCGTTGCGGCAGCTTCGCGAGACAGTTCGATCAGGAACTGCTCGCCAGTCGGGGCTTCGATGGTGAGGCGCACGACCTCACCACCGGCGTCCGCGCTCACGGACGCATGATCAAGGGTCCGCATGGATCAGCCCATCTTCATCGCGACGATCGGGCCGGCAGCGGTGCTGTCGCCGATGTCGTGAACGTTGATGTCGAAACGCTCGGTGCCGAGCAGGCCGATCTGGTCCTGGTCCATGTAGCGGTGTTCCGACCGCATGATGGTGATGCCGCGACGCTCGCCCATCGCCGCCGCCAGCGCGAGATCGCCATAGAACAGGCCGATCTTGCCGGTCGGGGACGTGCCGACCATCTTCTGGCTGATGACGATCGGCGTGCCGAGGTAGCGGTACTGCACCTCGCCGTCGAGGGTCTGGATGGTGTTACCACCGGCCGCTGCCACGAGGCGCTCGAACAGCAAAGCGAAGGCGTACTGCGAGCAGTAGATCTTCGCGTTGGGCAAGGCGTAGAACGGCAGGAGCGCACGGGTGCTCTCGATGTCCGTCGCCGTCACCACGTCGAAGGTGGCATGGCCGGTCGCGGTGAACAGGCCGACGGGCGAGGTCGCATTGAGGAACTTCTGCGTCACGCCGGTAATGCCGCCATAGGTCGACGTGCCGTCGCCGTTGAAGCCGCAATCGTCTTCCTTCGAGGCGAAGGCATAGGCGATTTCCGAGGTGATCCAGTCGCCGATCGAAATGATCGCATCCTGGTCGACTTCGGTTGAGAAGCGGGTCAGCGTGGCCAGCTTCTTGGCGGTCAGGTTGACGTTGTCCCAGGCCGCCTGCGATTCGGTCGGCGCGGTATTCTCACCGACGAAGTAGGCGGTCAGGCCGCCGGTGCGGCGCGGCCAGTTGAGCGTGTCACGGCCCATCGGCACGATGCGCGCGTTCTTGCGGAACACGCCATACGTTTCGCGAAGGACGATGATGGAGTTCATCATCTCCTCGGGCACCAGGAAGCCGCCGGCCGAGTTCACGCCTTCGGACTGGGCACGCACCAGCATGACGCCGTTCTCACGGCACCACTGCTGCGCCTGCTCGTTGCCGAACATGGTCGCCTTGAGCCACATGCCGGTCTTGTAGGCAGCGGCCTCGCCTTCCTTGGTGTCGGCGAACGCGATCATGCGGCCGTCGCGGCGGATCGGAGGCCCAAGCTTGACGCCGAGACCCGGATTGCCCGGCACTTCCATTGCGGCATTGGCCGCGGCCTTGATCGCTTTCTCGGCGCGCTCGAGCTGGGCGTCGATATCGGCGATTTCGGCCTCGAGATCGCTGAACAGCTTGGCGTCCTTGATGACGTCGGGCTCATTCAGCTTGTCGACCGCCACGGCACGGGCCTGGCGGAGTTTGGTCACGTGGTTGCTCATTGGGTATCCTTTCATGAGCCGGTTACGGCAATGCGCAGCCGCCAGCGCCCCGCCAGGACGGAGGGGAACTCAGAATTTCGCTCTAGCTGTCGGGGCTAGTTCAGGGTGGACGCCAGTTTCAGCGCCCGAGCCTTGCGCGCGCGGCGGGCCACCGCCTCGGCATCGTCGGATTTCTCGGTCGGATTGCTCTCGTTGTCGCCGTCAAGCGCATCGAGCATCCCTTTGATCACGTCGCACGCGCCGACCATCTGGGCATGCGCATCGCGAAGCTTGGTTTCATTGGCCGAGGACAGCACGCGACCGGCCTTTTGCGCCGCGCCCTTGGCCGCCTTGGCGAGCAGGGCGACCGCGCGCTGACTGGCCGTCGGAGCTTCCATCAGCATCACGTCGTCGACAATGCCGTCATCGGCTTCCGCCGACTCGTCGGCGAGCAGTTCGCCGACTTCCTCGATCGTCATGTCGACGAGGATCTGGCCCAGCGTGTTCAACGCCTCAGTGAGACGTGCGGGAATATCCGACCCGTCGCCCTCGATCTCGGCCTCGTATTCGGCCCATTCCTCAATCCAGCCCAGTTCGGACAGGAGGCCGGCGAGCCAGCTCACTTGCTCAAGGCCCTTCTTGGTGGGAACGGGCGCGACCTTCTGGACAAGTCCCAGCCGGTCGACGTCAATGCCGGCGGCGCGCGCCAGCGCAATGGCGTTCTCATTGGCCGGGATCGGCACAACCGAAATCTCGAGGAGCTTCTGTTTCTTGAAGTCGATGCCGCCCGGGCGCGCCTTGTCCTTGGCCAGCGTCCATTCGATCGGCTGGAAGCCGACCGACACGCTGTTGACGAAGCCGCCCTTGACCATCTGATAGACGGCCTCGGCCTGGGGATTGACCTCGGCGGAGGCGAAATGGATGTCGCCGATGAGCTTGTTGCCCTCGACACGAATGTTGTGCGCGCGGCCGATGACGTTCTCGACCTTGCTGGCATCATGGCCGAACAGGGCAACCGTGCCGGCGCCAGAGCGGTCCCACATCCAGCCCTTGGCGTCGATCGTGTCGCCGTAGCTGTCGACGCTGTCGTCCGAGAACACGAACGGCACGGCGCGGGTTTCGACGTCGACCTCAGGCTGCGCCAGCTTGAATTCGATGTTGACGTGCGACCGGCCCGGCTTGCCGGTCTTGGCAGCGCTGTGGAACTCGGCAAGGGACAGTTTTGCGCGGGTCATTCTTGGCCATCCTCTTGAGGCTTGTTGCCATTGCCGCCGTCCGGCAGCGTTCCATCGGCCGGGCGGCCGGCGCCGTCCGCAGACGTGCCGCTCATGTCCGAGCCCAGTGCCGCCGTGTTGACCGGGAACATCAGTTCGTCGCCGCCTTCCATGTCAGGCAGGCCCTCGGTGCGGCGCGCTTCGTTCGGCGTCATGATGCCAGACAGCACGGCGATGCGCAGATTGTTGAAGCGGATGCTGTCCGAGGCGCGCAGCAATTGGCTCTCGTCGAAGTCCGTCGCGAGCGGCGCCTTTTCCTGGTCGAGATCGAACTTGCGGTTGAAGCGCTGCTCCCACATGTCGAGATCAGGCATAACCGTCGTGTTCACATAGACACGCTCGGCCTCGTCGAGCTTCAGTTTCCCGAGTTCGCCGGGGTGCCCAAGTTTGTAGAGCGGCACTCCGAAATAACGCGCGATTTCCTCAACTGACAGCCGGCGCTGCTCGATGAATTCCAGATCCACCGAACTGAGCTGCATGGGGTTCCACTTCAGCCCCTGCTCGAGGATCGCCGTGCGGCCCGCGTTATGCACGCCTTCGCGGAACGATTCCCACTGCTCGCGGACGCGCTTGGCCACGCCGTCATTGAGCAACTTGTCGGTCGACAGCACGCCGGCCGGGCGCGCGCCGTTGCGCATGAAGCGCGCCGCCTGCTGCTCGAGGCCCAGCGCCACGCCGATCGCATCACGCGCGACATTGATCGTCGACACGCCATAGAGCGCGTTTAGCCCTATGCCGCGAAGATGAAAGACGTCCTCTTCTGGAATCATCGTCGGGAAGTTGCGCAACTGCCAGGCTTGGTAGAGCCCGCCGCGCATCACCGAATAGAACAGATGGCCGTCAGCGGCCTCGTAGAGATGCACGCCGTCGGGGTTGAGCGGCCAAAGGGCCGTCACCTCGCCGCGCATGTTGCGGATGATCGCCGCATAGGCGTTGCCGCGGAGCAGGAACGCGGTGTGCATCATCACCGCAAATTCGTGCCAGGTCTGCAGTTCGTTCGGACGGTCGAACAGCTTGGCGACCGCGTGATCCGTCACCGCCTTTGCCGCGCGCCCCTGCGCCTTGGGCAAGAGCCGCGGCGTGCAGCGCGCCAGATCGCGGGCGCGGATGGAGACGCAGGCATAGACCGTCGAGACGTTGAGCGCGCCGGCCGTGCTAATCGCAAAGCCGCTGGCACTTTCCAGCCCGCCGCCAAACTCGCGAAACCAGGCCTCGATCGTGGTGTCGTCGGCCTTCGTGCGAAAAGCGTTCACCGCTCGCCCGAGCCGGGAGAATAGCGACATTCCCTAGTCTCCCTTTCAGACGAACATCATCGGCCGCGTCTCGTAGACCGACGGCCCGCCGCCGGTCGGTTCCGGGTTGAGCGACATGAAGGTCACGGCGTCGAAGAGCGCCATCACCGGGTCAATCTTGGCATCGCCCGCGTTCTGCTTCGTCGCGCGGATCGCGGTGGCCAGCGGTTCGATCTTCAAATTGCCGACGCACCAGGCCATGAGCGCAGAGCCGTCGTGCCACAGTGTCTTGTTGGCCAGCTTGCGCTCAGCCGTCTTGATGGCGTTCATCATCGCAAAGCCTTGCTTCGCGCCGACGAGTTCGCCCGATTCCGTCGTCACGCCGATATCGGCCAGCGCGTCGACTACCTCGCCCAGCCCCGCCGGGTCGACGGCGACTTGCGCCAATTTGCCCGAATTTCGGACCATTTCGATAAGCTCGACGATGGCCTGCACGTCTTCGCCAGGGCTGTCGACGACCGTCAGTTCGCCCGCCTTCTCGAAATCGCGCAGCCGCGCCGCGATCGACTTGCGCCGCTCGAGCACGCTGCCGTGGCACCACGCATGCGCCCACACCAGCCAGTCTTTTGTCTCCGCGTCTCGGCCCAAGACAACCGCCCCGAACAAGTCGTCGAGGCCGCCCCCGTCCAGTCCCACAACCACAACCTCGGATCGGTCAATCACCGCCTGCGCGTCGAGCTCGGTCGCTTGCCCTGCCCAGAAATCCGCCCCCGGCCACCGATTGGCGCGCAGGTTCATGCCAATTTCGATATTCAGGTGCTTGGCGAGGAACGTCGCCATCGTCTCGCGATCGCCGCTGCTCGTTTCCTTGCGCAACTCGTCCTCAAGCCATTCCTGGCTGACCGACCGCCCCATGTTCGGGTTGGTGATGTAGAAATTCTCGGGCTTCAGATAGCCTTCTTCGGCGATAATGGCCGCGGGGAACTCGTAGAGCACCCCCAGCGACTTTGGATCGCTGATCTTGCCGTCACGCACGTCGCGGAAGTAGTCCAGCTTTGCCTTGAACACGCCGGCCGGCGGCTCGTCGCTCTGCGTCGACAAGTACACGACAAACCCTTCCGGCCGCGCCACGAGACCGCCAATGGCCTCGCGCAACATCGCATCCGCCCGAGGTTTCTTGCCGAATGCCCAGAGCTCGTCGACCAGCACGAAAGAGGCTTTCTTGCCCGCCGTCGTGTCCGCGTCAGCCGCGACCACCTTGAGGAAGGCTTTCGTCGTGCGGTGTGTGATCGTCCGAACGTGCGCCTGAACGTGGAACAGCGCATCGAGCTCGGGATCGGCCCCCACCATGTCGGCGGCCGGCTTGAAACTGTTGTCGGCGACTTCGATCGTCGGCGCCAGGATCAACAACTCCGCCGACAGGCGCCAGTTGACGACCAGGGCCGTGAGCATGATGCCCGCGGCGATCGTCGACTTGGAGTTCTTCTTTGAAATGAGCAGGAAGAACTCACGGATGAGCCGCTTCCCGTTGTCCGGATCTTCTGCGCCGAAGATCGCGGCAACAAAATCGAACACCCACTGCTCGCATGCTTCGCCAAATGTGGGCGAGCCCGGCGCATCGACGATCTTGAGCGCCTTGAACACCCCCAGCGCGTCCGC